ACCGCAAAGCCAGTTTCCGTTATTATCCATGTACGCCTGACCATCGGTGCCATTGGCTGTCCTTGAGTTATTAATCATGTAGATGCCAAATTGCTTGTTCCCCAGTCCACCTATCATGAACTTGCGGTCAGCGTGATTCTGGCGAAGCAACGCCTGAGCGCTATCAGTGTTAACTATATTTTTCCCAAAGATAGCGTTGTTATCGCGCATCTGAATCCACATACCATTACTGCTGTTAATAGCAAAACGGTCTGAAAGTGTCTCCCCTGAAACATTAAGACCACGCCCCATCGAAACAGCGCCAGTAGCGTTATTAATCCATAATGGCCTTAATCCGTTATAAGTCCCCATGTTGTCACCGGAGTTTGTCAACATGAAGTATGTATTTGAACCATCATTACGAATAAAGAATCCGTAATTACCATAAGCAATACGTAGGCCGTTTGCTGATTTTGATATGACTTCGCCATTTACAATGGCATTGACAAGAACATACAAAGCATCCCATTTAAGATTCATCAGGTCTTTTGTTGTAGTACTCTGGCGGCTTCTCCATTTGAAATATTCATTGCCGTTATCCCCCGTTTCAAACCACATGAATGAATCAGTGTCACCATCGGCATCATTTTTAAATCCAATCTTCGCCCAGTCAGTATTTCGAATCCAGGCAAGGATTGAGTCGTTTTCAAAAGTAAGTCCACCGGACAAGGTATCGCCATTTTTTTGCACGGCGTTCCCGGCTCGGTTTACTGTTTCCTGTAAACCGAGATATTCGATAACGGCGGCAACGGTCGATTTAGCCAGAATATCCCGCCCAACTTTTGTCAGGGTTGCCAGGCTGGCAACATCATTCCCCGTAAAATACGGAAACCTGTCTGCCGCAGTAGCAAGCCCCGCCAGCGCCGTCAGGGTAGCATCTTTCGGTTGCTTACCCGCAAGCGCATTAGTCATGGTGGTAGCAAAATTCGGGTCATTGCCCAGCGCCGCCGCCAGCTCGTTCAGCGTATTCAGTGCGTCAGGCGACGAGTCTACAAGGGCGGCAATCGCGGCCATAACGAAAGCCGTGTTTGCGATCTGAGTATTATTCGTTCCCTGTCGCGCAGTTGGCGTCGTTGGCGTTCCGGTCAGTGCAGGGCTGTTTAATGGCGCTTTCTTGTTCGTTTCATCCATTACCGTCTTAACGGCTTTCGGCGTTGCAGCCAGTGTTTCAGACGTGCTGTTGGTCGCACTGCTTAACTGAGTAAAACCTTTTGCGGTCAGCGAGGCGTCAGGGTGACGTCGTGACTGTTCATGTTCTGCAATTTTGTCATCAACGTAATCCTGCGTCGCCATCACCGTTGTGGTGTCGATGGTCAGATCCACTGAGGCCACACTGCTGACGATAATGACCATGCGGCAGGTCTGCGAACGTCCTGAGCCTTCGGCAAGGGCTGGCTTATAACTTTCGGCCATGTTCGCCACGGCAATTAACGTTCCCGCATCATCGTACAGGCCAAGCTCACGCATCCAGAAACCGCCCACCTCCGGCGGAATAACCAGCTCTGCGATAATATAATTACTGTTTCGTTTGTCCTGGCTGATTTTGTTCAGCGCATGTCGCCAGACTTCGTGGATAAGCCCGGTCTGTCCGGCATCCGGGACAGGCAATTTACCACCGCCATCCCCGACGGCCATCGTGGTAATGTTGACCTTCCGCCCTCCCGGCGCGGTTGCCGCTGCCAGCTTTGCTGCACCGGCAGTGGTGATAACGGTTCTGAATTTTGTGCTCATTATTCCTCACTTATCCGGGGTAAACCGTAATTACATCGCCGTCGTAAGCCACACCACCGGCGAACAGGTAGCCGGGAATGTCCCGGGTAATGTTCAGGCCAATAAGGTGGCGGCTTGCAGGTTTGGCATCAGCAATCAGCCGTTCCATTTCCTGATACATTGCCTCTGTGATGCCACTTTCCAGTACACCAATATCAAGCCGGAAGGTGCCGGGCGGGTCACTGTTTTCCCACCACTCCGTCACGTTGATGAGATAGCCGAGCGGCTCCACCACACGCCGGATTGCACCTATAGTGCCTTTATGACAGTGGATGAAATACGCATCGCGGATAACGGCGCGTTTTGTCGCTTCCGGCCACTTCTCATCCCACCTGTCGACCGAAAACGCCCACGCCAGCCACGGCAGCAAATTTGCCGGACAGGTATCCGGGTTCCACAGCTCACGAATACTGACCGGCGTTTTTTCAATTTCCGCACAGGCTTTTGCGGCGGCGACCTCAAGCGGTGATGAGCCGGTCGGCAGCAGTCGCGAATCACTCATCCGAGCCTCCGGTCACGACGCGGTATTCAGTACAGAAAGACGCCTGCGTACTGTTGAGCACGATGTCGGCCAGTGGTGCAGCCAGTTCGACACGCTGCACACCTTCCACATGCAAAGCGGCATAAATGGCAGACAGACGGATGTCGCGCCCCAGCCGGTGCTGTGCCGTGATATACGCTTCCAGCTTTTTCACAGCGGCAGCGCGGATGGGTTCGCTTTCGGGACCAGGGTAAAGGTAAAGCGTGGCGTTTATCTGGTATTCAACGATGGCGGCAGACTGCACGGTCACGCGGTCGGCCACCGGCCTGACGTCCTCGCCATTAAGGGCGTTACGCACCACAGCCAGCAGGTCTTCGGATGCGACGCCGTTATTTTCACGTGACAGCACAGAGATGGTGACACAGGCAGGAGACGGGCTGGTGACAGAGATATCCGCGACACGCCCGTCGGCACTGCGACCATGATACTGATAGGCACCCACCGACCCGGCGACGCTTAAACCTTCAAACGCCTGCTGAATACGCAGACGATAATCAGTGTCAGATTCCATCACTGCCGGTGTCGGCGGGATAGTCGAATCATCTGCCGGGGTGATAATCAGGCGCGTGGTGTTGTAATTGGCACCAATCACATCAAGGTCATTACCGGCAGCACAGGCCAGCATCACCGCCCGTGCGGCCTCATTCACACGCTGACGCCAGATAAGCTCACGATAAGCATTTTCCTCCAGCAGTTTGACGAGAGGTTCGGATTCCAGCGTCAGGGTACGGGCGACCGCCTCCTGCTGGTCTTCCGGGTAAAGGGAAATCAGTGTCGCCTTGCGTTCGGCAAGAATGGTTTCAAAGTCCAGCTCCTCGACCACATCCGGTGCGGGTAGCTGGTTCAGGTCGATAATCGGCATGGTTTCAACTCACAGGGATGGTTAACGAAAGTGGCTGGCCGGTGTCGTTGTGCTGGCCGGTTAACGTGACCGTCATTCGCCCGTCAAAACTGCGCTCAGTGGTGACGGATGACAGGATGACGCGGGGTTCCCATTTCAGCACCGCCATGTAACAGGCGACCTTAATCTGCAACTCAAGCGCCGGGGTCTGCGGCTGGTCAATCATTGACGCCAGCAACGAGCCGTAATCACGACGCATCACCCGTGAGCCGACCGGTGTGCGCAGGATATCGCCGATACTCTGGCTGATATGCTCAAGGTCAGTGACAGTCAGGCCATCACTGCGATTCATTCCGAGATAACGCGCTGTCATAGAGGTCCCCCTGTTGTGCCGCCGCTGTCGCCGGGGTGTTTATGGGTATGCAGTACCTTACCGTTTGATGAGAGTTCACCGCCGGTGTGTTCAATGTTGCCGCGCATCGTCCCGCCCTTCTGCACTTCCAGCGTGCCGGTAATCAGCCTGTTGGTGCAGACCACCTCCGGTGTGTCCAGGGTGACGCGGGTTGATGCTTTCACCATGACCACCGGCACCGTGGCAGTAACAGAATCAGAAGCCGTCACGCTGGCCGTTTTAATTCCGCTTGCCGTGAGTGCACTGGTTTCGGGTTCATACTCAATCACCGCCCCGTCAGGGAAACGGATATGCAGGGCATCCGCCGACGCAGACGGCGCGGGGTTATCGCCGGAATAAATCCCCGGCAGAACGAACGCCGTGTCGAGTTCACCGCCCACAGCCAGAATCAGCACCTGTTCCCCCACGGAAGGTGCCCACCATGTGCGCGAACGTCCGGCACGATGGGTCAGCCACTGAAGCCAGTCAGTGCACATGCCACCGGTCTGCACACGGCAGCGACCGGCTTTAAGGTTGGTTTCGACGACAAGGCCGGTACGAATCATGTTGCGCAGTGCGCGCGCGAGTTCCTGAATATTTGCGAGAGTGTTCATGCGTGTGAGATTGCACAATATATAAAAGTTATGCTATCTGGATTCATTTGTAGAACGACCATACAACATTCGAGGAGAGCGTAATGTTCAGTGATAATGTGACTAATGCGTGGTGGTTTATCTCTTTGTATCTATTTTTATTAATAGCATTAACATTTATTACCTTTGGTAAAAGTAATCTTATGAGGTTTATTGCACATTATTTCAATTTTGAGTATTCAGACAGAAAGTTAAAAATGCTCGACAAAAAATGGCGCGACATTCAACTATTTAAAATAATTAACGGAATCAATGTATCAGGCATCGAAGATGTGAGAATGATACAGCAGGGGCTGATTGATGGAAAACTAAAAACATCGTATTTTTTTCTTACTCGCTTCTGGGGTGACATAACAAAACCACCACACATAATTAAAACAATAATTATAATTCTGTCCAGCATTATTTATATTCTCTTCGCATGTTATATACACAACAAACAATCCGCTATAGTAAGAGATGCCATAGGCATACCATATAAAAAGATGATGTACTATGTTTATAGTGACAAAGTTATTTTATCCTTCAACAATAAAACAGTTGAATTCAATAAAACTTATAGCCTTGCCGATTGCAAGAGGCTACGAAACGTATTTATAAAAGACACACTTCCTGAGATCGCCTGCAATAAGCTCTTACAGCTAAACGAGGAGGACTCGGAATGGTTAAGTCAGGAGATTAAAGATAATAACAGCCAAAAAAAAGCATTATTAATAATATCCCTCATCTATTTCATTTCAGGTCTGGTTATATTCCTGTCATATACAAAATTCCTTTACGCCAATAAGAAGGTTGTAGAATACAAAGCATCAAATAAAAATCACTCATAAACCTCTAAACATTGAGCGACCAGCATGGCCGCTCAATGTTTAATTGCGCATCAGCCTCTGCCTGGATAAAACTAACGCTCAAGGTGAGCCAGGATAATCTCTTCAATCATCTGCACATCCTCACCGGTAAAGCCGAGCAGAGGACGCGCCGGATAATCAATTTTCTTACCGTCTTTCCGGGTTTCTTCCGACAGACCGAACTGATGCACGCTGGCGATTTTCGGTGACTTTCCGCCGTAAAACTCCATTGCTGCCTGTTCAGGGCTGGCGCGGATATGCAAAAAACGACTGGTGATAAGTTTCGCAAACATTTTTCGCTTAACGCGACCGGTCTTTTTTCTGGCGCTCTGCTGCTGGCGTGGCGCGTAGGGTGTGCCATCCGGGGCTTTCTGTGCCATCACCCGACGCTGCTGACTCTGCCGCAGACGTTTCGCCAGTTCGGCGCTCAGTCGCCGACGCCCTGACGGTGACAGCGACTCAATCAGTCCGGTCAGCCGGTCTTCAAAACGCTTAAACTCATTCATCCCACTTGCTCACCAGTTCGCCATTGATATAAAGCTCCACCGGGCGGGTGACCGGCTCCGGCGGCGTGGGTTCCGGGATATTCTTCACATGCAGTGCGCCGTCCACCTCACTGACCAGCGTGCGCTCGGTCAGCATCAGGCTGATGCTGATATCAAAGCTGCTGTCATTGTTGATGTCTGCATAAAACGTGAAGCCCTTTTTCTGGCCTGCGTCGGTGGTCATGATGTCGGGCTGATTTTCCCGCAGCCACGCCAGCACCGGCACGATGAGCAGGTCAAAATCACCGGTAAAGTCGGTCACAATCACATTGAGCGTGTAACGCTTTTCGAACGACAGCGACGTCGCCAGTGTGGAGGCAATACTCCCGTTATCCACGAATATCCGCAGCATCTCGGGGCTGGTTTTCAGCACCGTGACGGCATCAGTCAGCGCCCTGCGCAGGCTGTCGGGTTTGAGCATCGTTTTCGTCCTGACAGTGTTTAATCATTTTTACCTGGCTGGCACAGCGTGCCAGCGCGTTCTCAAGCTGCCGGATATCAGCACTTAAATCGCCGTTCGTCTGCGGGTCACTGCCCGGCATCGGGCAAAGGCTCACTTTCGGGCAGGCGTTGGCGACAATCACTGGCGTCGGTGCAGGCCGGGCGCTGGTGCAACCGGCGCACAGCATCAGGCAGGTCAGCACCGTACCAGCGGCGAAAATCTTCGTTTTCATTGAGTAACCTCGTGATGGTTTTCTCGCGCTGTGCTTCACGCTTCGCGGCGTTCTCCAGTTCCTGACGCAGTGCCACCTGCGCCAGCTCGTTTTTGTCTGCCCTGGTGAGCGCAACATGAAGCTGATTTTTCAGCATGGTGATGGTCGTCTGCTGCCCGCTGGCGACATTGTTTGCCCTGTCCAGCGAGGTGCGCAGGCTGGCGTTTTCATGCTTCACCAGAAACAGACCGGCCACCGCCAGTGATAACAACACAACCAGCACAGTCATCAGCTTTGACATGGTTCCCGCCCCTCAAAACGCTGACGGCAGGCCGTACGTATCAGCCGGAAGAACACCGATGCCACGAGATAAATCAGCGCGGTAAAAATCCACCCGGCAGCGACCAGCGAGATAAACGTCGCCACCATCACTACCAGAGCCGCCGCCCGCCTGCGCCACGGCACCGGCTGTAAAAACAGCGACGTGACAATCTTCACGGCCAGCGATTCCGGCGGCAGCTCCCGCCCGTAGCGTTCCAGCACATACTCAGTGGCATACACGCCGACACCACCGGCAACCATACAGATAACCGTCGCCAGAATCGCCCAGGCGGCGACAAAACTGACGGCCACGCTCTGCGGGTAAATCATGGACAGTGCCGGCATCAGCGCCAGCGACACGTTCAGCATCAGTGAAAGGGATAATTTCTTCATGGTGTTTACTCCGTTTAAGCCGGTACGCCGCCAGCGGTACGCCAGACGGTGACCAGTTTTTCCAGTGAATGCTCACGCTGACCGTAACCGGCACCCGGCAGGGACGCCCAGATATTGCGACAGCGTGAAATGGCGCGCTCAATGCGTCCCGCCCGGATGTCATCCAGCGCACCGCGTTCGCGGATCAACTGAATGGCGAGCCTGTCCTGTGACAACGGACTGAAATCCGGCAGGGCAAGCTGTTTGCGGTAGTGCGGCCAGAACAGGTAAAGCTGCTGATAGCGACCGGAGGCCGTGGATTTTTCACCGCGACGGTTAAACACCTTCGCCGGTCGGCCATGCGCGAACGGGTGGTCACTGTAGTCGGTGAATATTTCCGGCTTCCCGTCCAGTCCGGTGACTATCACGTCATAGCCCCGGTTTTTCGTCAGCGGATGATTCGCCGTCCCTTCGGACACGGCCAGCATGTCGAGAAAGGCGGCGATATTCTGATGCGTGTTAATAACCGGCATTACGGTTTCCCCCTGCCCTTAAAGCGACGCTGAATGGCAATCTCAATCACCTGATAACCGGCGATACCCAGCATGGAGCCGATGCCGCACACCGCAGGCAGTGACAGGTCAGGAAACTGCACCAGAACAACACCGGCAACCATCGAGACAAAACCACCGAGCAACATACGCCCGATAAACAGACGCGGGGTGATGGGTTCACCACCGGCAAGCACCTTGCCGACAACAATCAGCACCCCAATCATGAAAAGCGACAGGACGCTTTTTTCTTCTGCTGTCATGCGTTACTCCCACAGATTGACAGTTTCAGCCACGGGCGCGGTCTGAACGTCGGGCAGTTCGACGGCGGTGCCGTGCGGCAGCACCGCACCCAGTTCAGCCAGTCCCGGATTTGCGGCGAGCACGGCCTCAACCACGCCCTCAGTGCGCCCGTAATACCGGACACAAATGGCGTCGAGCGTGTCGCCCTGTAGCGCAAAGGTCTTCATCAGATTTGACTCACGATGCAGCGCGGCTTGTCCTGGATACGCGCCACCGCCCAGCGCATATCCCGCCACAGTTCATCAATGGTGCTGTCAATGCTGTCAGCCTTCTTGTCGCCTTTCGCACTGGCATCCACGCCGCGATAACGCTCATAAAGCGACGCGGTCGCCATCGCACACACGGCGCGCTCGTAGTAAAAAACTTTGATACTTTCACCGTCGATGTCGTCCGCCGGAACGTCCGCCAGACGCGTAAAACCGGCGGCAATTTTCTGTTCGCGGTACTCGTACAGCTCCGCATTTGTTTCAGCCATGCCTGACTTGATGGCCTCACGCAGACGGGCGGGGGCGACGGTCTGCTCAAGGCGCATACGTTCCCGGACGCGCTTCGGGTCGATATCGGGAAAAAAGAACGTGTTTTTAATCACCGGCTCGTCGCCTGCCGGTTGCGGGATGACCACCGTACCCTCACCGGACACGGGAGCCTCCTTTCGCGGAATAATCAGCGTCATCATGACTACCTCTGAAAAGTCGGGCGGTGGACGCCGGTACAGCGTCAGGTGATTCACCCTCACTGACCGGCGTGCCGCCCTGGCGCGGGGCGCATTCGGTTGTTAACTGGCTTTCTTTTTCGGGCGTCCACGTTTTGCCGGTGTCACGCTCCGGGTCTTACGCGGGGCGCGGGTGGCCGCTTTGGGCTGCGGCTCCGGCTTCGGTTTCAGCTCCCGCTCCAGTCGTTCAATCTCTTTTTTGACGCCTGCCTGACAGTCGAGCTGTGTCGCACGTTGCAGGTGAGCCAGCGCACCGGCGGCATCACCAGCGTCACGCAGAAACAGACCGGTGATTTTGTGCAGCTTTGCGCGCACTTCATCAGGCATGTCTGCCGTGGCGGTCAGTGCAAGGGTCTCCGTCAGCAGGCGGGTATTCACAGACTCACCGGCAGCGTGGGCGCGCATGGCCGCGAGCGCCACCTCCTCGGTGAACATGTACGGCGGGGTGCGGCGGTGTTTACCCGGCATGGTCAGACCGTACTTCAGGGCATAACGGGCAATCTCCAGCGCACCGGCAATATCGCCGGTATCCAGACGCCACAGCATGACCGTCATCAGAATGTCATCCTGTGCACCTTTGCCCTGCTCCAGCACGCCGTTCACCCACGGCAACCAGAACGGCAGCAGTTCGCGTTTTTTCGCGGCCTTCAGCTCTTTTGAATAAATCGCTTTCAGTGTGCGCTGGTCTGCGGCGAGCTTAACCAGCATCTGCTCATAGACAGTTGCATGTCGCAGCGGGGCGGCGTCCCGCTGCGCGGTCATCGCTGCCGAGACCCGCATCATGTGGCGCTGTGCGGGACTCGTCATCGGTTACGCTCCCGGCTCTGCGGTCACTTTAGTCGGTGTGGAGAAGTCACCGACCTTAATTTTTTCCACCAGACAACCGGCGGCGTAGTCTTCCACCACGTAATCAATGTTCATTGACTCGTAGTTCTCCACGCGGTCGAGTTTCGGGTTTTCCACAATCACGCGGCGATGGCTGTCATCCATGTAGTAGATGGACAGGTTTTCCAGCTTCGTGATGAGCATCGCATCCGCCGGGAAGTACGGGACGCGTACCGCCGGCAGGTTACCGATGCGTTTCTGGCTGATGATGACGTCAGCGGCCAGCATCTCGCTGTTGTCCTGCTCCTTGTTGACGATGGGGAAATACTTGTCCGCCAGTAGCTGACGCCCCACAATCACCACAAGGTCAGGGTCTTCCTGATACCACGGCTCAATCAGGTTGTTGGTCGCATCCATCACCAGTGCATCGAGGCTGGCATAATCACCGCCCTTACCCACGCGGATGACCTCAGAGGTCGTGTGACCTTCCTCGTCAGTGACCTTGCTCATCACGCGCGCCGGGGCTTCATTGCGGTATTTCTGCAGCCAGCCGACCGCCACATCCTGCAGCATCGGATTGCTGCTGCGGTCAGAGGTTTCGGCACGCCTCACGCCGTTAAAACCGGCCATGATTAAATCAAGGGACTGGCGTTTGATAATGGCGTTACGGACACGGAGCTGGAAATCCTGATAACGCGCCCACAGGTCCAGCGTTTTGTAGCGGATATAAAAATCGAAGTTAATCTGGTCGCATTCGTACTTGTTTGACGCCAGCTTCGAGAAGTCCTTCGGCTGACGCTCGGTGCCACCGGCGGTGTCGGTGGTGCTGGCGATGGAGCCGGTGACACCGATGCCAATTTTTTCCCCTTTCATTTCGCTGACCGGCACAATGTTGATGCGGGTCAGAAAGTCAGAGGACTCCTGCATGGTGTTCATCAGGGTCTGGGTGACCGACGGTTCAACGGTGAATTTTTTCGACACATCACCGGCGTCGATGCCGTTCAGTTCGGCAACACGGGACAGGTAGGCATTAAATTTAAAGCGGGTTTCCTGGCGCATAGTTTTTCCTGAAATTAAGGGTTAATCGTGAAGGTTTTCCCGGACTGACTGACGCCGGTCAGCAGTTCGTCATCAGGGCGTCACCGCCACCACCGGTGGCCTTGCTGCGGCGCTGCTGGGTCAGACTTTCGGTGTGGTCGAGACTGTTTTTCAGGCGGGTGAATGCCTGGCTGGTTTCATCCGCCCTGTCAGTCACATCCTGCTTAAGTGCGGAAAAAGCGGTTTCCATCTCAGCGAGGCGCTGCTCAGTGGCGCTCAGTTTTTCCTGCACATGTTCAGCAACAGCGGTCACCGCTTCATGCACGTCATTCAGACGGGCGTCATCGCTGGCCTGTTTGCGGCCAAAAATGGACTTCACCTTTTCGGTCAGGGCGGTGAACACGGTTTCAGGCAGGTCTTCAAATTCCAGCTCAACGGGCGTTGCCACTGAAATCAGGTTTTCAGGGCTTAATTTGAAGCGGTTCAGGGGGTTGTGTTTTGCCGTGCGGCAGAATTCCAGATATTCCGTGCCGAGGCTTGCCGGGTCATCGGTGACGGCCAGCCCCACCAGATAACATTTGCCGGTGTTGGCAAAGTTCGGCTGAATTTCCATTGAGGTGTAGACCTTCTGCGCGGCCTTGTTCATCGCGATAAGGTCATCGGTCGGGGTGATTTTCGCAAACAGCGCCCATTTGCCTTTCAGCGCCGAATCATCGTCAATCTTTTCGGCCTTCAGTTCGGCCACATCGCCATAACGTTTAAAAATACCGTCAGGCAGGATGCCGCGCAGATGTTCCAGGTTAATGCGGCAACCATAGACGCGCGGGTCAAAGGTTTCGGCCATTTCCTGAATATCCTGCGCACTGATGACACGCCCGTCACAGGTGTCACCCTCAACGCCGATACGAAAGAATTTTGAGACTTTTTTTGCCATTGTCAGGAGTCCTGAATAGTGATTAGAGGAGTCACATGTCGGCATCAGTTTCCCGACGATGCGCATCCTCCGCCATCAGTCCCGGATGGCTTATCACTGACACAACAGCACCTTAGCGAATCGCGGGGCGCGACTCAGTAGCCTTGCCGTGTATTCATCACGGCGAGGTATTCATGACCATCACCACAGACACCACTCTTTTACACGACCCGCGTCGTCAGGCGGCGCTGCTGTACTGGCAGGGGTTTTCCGTGCCGCAGATTGCCGCCATGTTGCAGATGAAACGCCCGACGGTGCAGAGCTGGAAACAGCGCGACGGCTGGGACAGCGTTGCCCCCATCAGCCGTGTCGAAATGAGCCTGGAAGCGCGGCTGACCCAGCTCATCATCAAACCGCAGAAAACCGGCGGTGACTTCAAGGAAATTGACCTGCTCGGACGCCAGATTGAACGACTGGCACGGGTAAACCGCTACAGCCAGACCGGCAACGAGGCAGACCTTAATCCGAACGTCGCTAACCGCAACAAAGGCGGGCGGCGCAAACCGAAAAAGAATTTTTTCAGTGACGAGGCCATCGAAAAGCTGGAGCAGATTTTCTTTGAGCAGTCTTTCGAATATCAGTTGCACTGGTATCGCGCCGGGCTTGAGCACCGTATCCGCGATATCCTGAAATCCCGCCAGATTGGCGCGACGTTTTATTTTTCCCGCGAGGCGCTGCTGCGCGCCCTGAAAACCGGTCATAACCAGATTTTTCTGTCGGCCAGTAAAACGCAGGCGTATGTGTTCCGCGAATACATCATCGCCTTTGCCCGGCTGGTTGACGTTGACCTGACCGGTGACCCGATTGTCCTGGGCAATAACGGCGCAAAACTGATTTTTCTCGGCACCAACTCCAACACCGCACAGAGCCATAACGGCGACCTGTACGTCGACGAGATTTTCTGGATCCCGAATTTTCAGGTACTGCGTAAGGTGGCATCAGGTATGGCCTCACAGAGCCACCTGCGCTCGACCTATTTCTCCACCCCGTCCACGCTGGCGCATGACGCCTACCCGTTCTGGTCGGGTGAACTGTTTAACCGGGGACGCGCCAGCGCCGCCGAACGCGTGGAAATCGACGTCAGTCATAACGCCCTTGCCGGTGGGCTTCTCTGTGCGGACGGCCAGTGGCGGCAGATTGTCACCATTGAGGACGCCCTGAAAGGCGGCTGCACGCTGTTCGACATTGAGCAGCTCAAACGTGAAAACAGCGCCGACGATTTTAAAAACCTGTTCATGTGTGAATTTGTTGACGACAAGGCGTCGGTGTTCCCGTTCGAGGAGCTGCAACGCTGCATGGTCGACACGCTGGAAGAATGGGAAGACTATGCGCCGTTTGCCGCCAATCCGTTCGGCTCACGTCCGGTATGGATTGGTTACGACCCGTCACACCGTGGCGACAGCGCCGGATGCGTGGTGCTGGCACCGCCGGTGGTGGCCGGTGGCAAATTCAGAATACTTGAGCGTCACCAGTGGAAAGGCATGGACTTTGCCACTCAGGCTGAATCCATCCGCAAACTCACCGGAAAATACAACGTCGAATACATCGGTATTGATGCCACCGGCCTCGGTGTCGGCGTGTTCCAGCTCGTGCGCTCGTTCTATCCCGCCGCACGCGACATCCGCTACACGCCGGAAATGAAAACCGCAATGGTGCTCAAGGCAAAAGACGTTATCCGCCGTGGCTGTCTGGAATATGACGTCAGCGCCACCGACATCACCAGCTCGTTTATGGCTATCCGCAAGACCATGACCAGCAGCGGGCGCAGCGCCACCTATGAGGCCAGCCGCAGCGAGGAAGCCAGCCACGCCGACCTCGCCTGGGCGACCATGCACGCCCTGTTAAATGAGCCACTCACCGCCGGTATCAGCACCCCGCTGACATCCACCATTCTGGAGTTTTACTGATGAGTAAGAAAAAAGGGAAAACACCGCAGCCAGCGGTGAAAACAATGACTGCCAGCGCCCCGAAAATGGAGGCATTCACCTTTGGCGAGCCGGTGCCGGTACTCGACCGCCGTGACATTCTGGATTACGTCGAGTGCATCAGTAACGGCAGATGGTATGAGCCACCGGTCAGCTTTACCGGCCTGGCAAAAAGTCTGCGTGCTGCCGTGCATCACAGCTCGCCGATTTACGTCAAACGCAATATTCTGGCCTCGACATTTATCCCGCATCCGTGGCTTTCCCAGCAGGATTTCAGCCGCTTTGTGCTGGATTTTCTGGTGTTCGGTAATGCGTTTCTGGAAAAGCGTTACAGCACCACCGGTAAGGTCATCAGACTGGAAACCTCACCGGCAAAATATACCCGCCGTGGCGTGGAGGAGGATGTTTACTGGTGGGTACCGTCCTTCAACGAGCCGACAGCCTTCGCGCCCGGCTCCGTGTTTCATCTGCTGGAGCCGGATATTAATCAGGAGCTGTACGGCCTGCCGGAATATCTCAGCGCCCTTAACTCTGCCTGGCTGAATGAGTCGGCCACGCTGTTCCGCCGCAAGTATTACGAAAACGGCGCGCATGCCGGATACATCATGTACGTCACCGATGCCGTGCAGGATCGCAACGATATCGAAATGCTTCGCGAAAACATGGTGAAGTCGAAAGGCCGCAATAATTTTAAAAATCTGTTTCTCTATGCCCCACAGGGGAAAGCCGACGGCATTAAAATTATCCCGCTCAGTGAAGTGGCAACGAAGGACGATTTTTTTAATATCAAAAAAGCCAGCGCCGCTGACCTGCTGGACGCGCACCGCATCCCCTTTCAGTTGATGGGCGGCAAGCCGGAGAACGTCGGGTCGCTGGGTGATATTGAGAAAGTGGCAAAGGTCTTTGTCCGCAATGAGCTTATCCCGTTACAGGACAGGATCCGCGAAATAAACGGCTGGCTCGGTCAGGAGGTCATCCGCTTTAAAAACTACTCACTGGACACTGACAACGGCTGAACATCGCCGCCTGCGGGCGGCTTTTTTACACCCCGCCATCACGCCCTCACACGCTCACCACCGCACAAAACAGCCCGCAGACACACCAACGCCCCGGCGAACAATCTAAACGCCATCACGACGCGCTCAGACGCTGAAAAAATAAAATCAGCACCACCGCCAGCGCGCAGTGCTTTCCCCGCCTCGCCCGCCCGCTTCGTGGGGCGGTTTTAATGCAGTTGCAGTTTTCTCCAAACAGCTTACCACCTCTGGACTTGCCCCGATTCAAAAACAAGCTGATATAAATGCAAAACCATGCATGGTTATGCATGGTTTTGGTTGTTAGTTCAATAAATCTTTATCAAGAGCGGTATAATTTATCTTTAATGATTTATCATCTGGATTAAAATACCGACCAACAATCAAATCGGTATTTTCATATTCTGGATTAATCTCCGATGTCGCATAAATTATTTGAAAATCATATTGATACGATTGAGTTTCTTGTACTATTATTTTCTGCAGATTGTGACTGCGCTCTTTCTCCATTCCACCATCGTCAATTCCATCAAGCATTAGGAAACGAGGTAATCTCATGTATTTTTTTTCAATGCTTGCAGTTAACAATGCTAAATGAAAGAGATGTCTTAATACAACTGCTGAACTTTCTGAAAAATACTTAGCCCCATTTACATAAACAGTATTATCGGCAAAGCTAAAATTAACTTTTCTGGGATCAATAAATTCAGTCTGCAATGGAAGATCTTTTTTAAGAAGTCTTTTCATAATTTTTTCTATAGTTTTAGAAATATCCTTCTTCCTATATTCCTCTTTACTCTCCAAAGATTCAATTAAAGAGGACAATCTCTCCTTCTCTAACTGCAGACTATCACGTTCTTTTTGCAAATCAGATATTACATCACTAAGTTTTTGTAATTCACAAGCCTGTTTAATTTCTTCTTCAACACGTCCCAGAGCCTTAGTAAGAGTTTCAAACTCTATTTCATAGGCATTTTCCCAAACCTTAGAGACTTCTTCATATTCACGAATTAAATCTCGCACTTTTTGCTTTAAAGCAGGAGATTGGCTCTTAAGCTCTCTCAGTTTTACATAATTATGCTCAAGAAGATCTCTGGATTCTTTTAATTGGATAGAAATCTCATTTTTCATCCTTAATAATTGAGGAGCATCACTACCCTCTGGCGCGTGATTTTTACATAATGAGCACTCATTTTCAGAGGAAATATTCAACTCACTTAAACAACTGGGGCAAAATTGAAATTTAACGTTGCTAAAATAGTCTCTGGCAATACTTGATTCATTAAGAGAGCGCAATCTGGATTCTAACTCATTAATGAACATTTCAGAGTCAGCTATCTCCATTTCTAACATATGGATACTGTCAATATTTTTTACTTCTTCTTCTTTCGCTTTATTTAATTTTTTTCGAAGGTTGTTAGTTTTAGTTTTATCAGCATTTTTATCATTAACAGAAGAGTTATTACTCTCTTTGAGAGAGATAAGCTCGCCATTGATCTTTTCTTTCTTCTCTCTTAGCTCTTTTATTTTATCGTCAATAAAACTTACATGCTGCGATTGCCCAGAGCGTCCAAGAACTTTAAATATGCTTTTCAGCTCAACAATTTTTGTCGAAAGTTCAGCATCAACCTGTTTAAGCCTAATCAAAGAGCTATAAAGTTTGTCATCAAATATACCACATAAATAATCACCAATAGTCTCTCGTGTTAGAGCTCTATCAAAATTATCGTTCCTAAATATAGGACTATGAAGAGATGGCTGATCTGCATATAATACACGTAGGATTTGATGCATTGTTAAAATTGAAGCACCCTCTCCTTGAGCTAGAGGCATATCTAAAGCATTTAAAATTACCTGAGAAAAACTCAGTGATTTTTCTGAACGCTTAAAAGGATAAGTTTGCCACTGACTCGGTGATGAGTTAAGAGCTTTATCCATCGAGCCCCAAAAAATACTCAACGGTCGCATGGATTCTGAACTTATCTCCCGCTTAAAACAGGCAAGATTATTATTCAAAAGCACTTCAACCATGGTAAATGAACATAAAAGAGCTGTTGGTTTCAAGCTAATATTTTCAGCACCAAGTGAAAATGCTAAAAGATCCATAACAGTAGTTTTGCCAGAGCTATTTCGCCCCCTTATTACATTTACCCCTTTATGGAAAACACAGCTAAAGGCTTCATGCCCAGCTTGGAAAACTTTTAATTTACTAACAAAAAAAGATGGATTAAGAATAGTCATATCTAAACTCCATTAACTTCGTTCTATCTTTTAAACCATCTTTTCCAACCAAATGGAATTTAGATAGTGTGTCTATGATAAATGTATTAATAGTTTTATTCGTATTAATAAAATTATTAATAGAAAGTAATAAGCCATCTGGAACAGACTTATCTGTTCTCTTTATAATGTTTTTCTCAAGACAATCCATCTCAACCAACCCAGTAGCTGCAAGACATCTTATTGCTGCCATTTGAATTTCATACATATCTCTGAATGTAGATGTAACATTAATAGGATCCCGATATATATTAGAATACTTCTTCGCTTCTTTCTTCATTGAAGAATAATTATGAGGCATTCTAATTTCAGATACCAAAGCAGGAAATAGCAGATAGAAGTCCAAAATCCTGGCCTTATCTACCTCAATTTCATTTACATGGTCTATAAGAGCAATCATTCTGAATAAACAATGATATGCATCATATGCTGGATGGTAAATTAGCATTTATCCCACCTTATATGGCAATTGCCACCCAGAAAAAATAGTAATCCCAAGAGATCTTTTGCTGTTAGCTCTAGCAAGTTTTCTCCCAAAGACGAATATAATTCATCAATTATTGAAGCGATTTTCTCATCAACAATCACTCTGGAGCTATCCGCTTCTATAAGTGGTGTTACTTTCGTTATAAAATCAAAATGAATTTGATCTAAAATTATTACAAATATTCTTTGTGCAGTTTTTGACGTCTGGCGACGCATTATAGCTTTTGTCGCTTTTTCCTTCATCTGCTTAGCTAAAAACAACAAATCTTTTCTATTACTCTCGAGTAATTTAGCGTCTAACCCCCGAACATCAATATCAGGCTGAAGGGACATATAATGCTCTAGTTCAGCACAAAACCCCGGAACCGCTTCCCCTATATCACCTCTCTTCAAACACTCATAAAGTTTCTGTATCTCCCTGTTAGTTCCTTTAACAGGATAATTGAATATATGATTAGTCTGATCACCAGAAATTATGTTGCCATTTGTTACGGTATTTCCTGACTGTTCGATAGACACACCAACACCTCTTAATGTGACCTATCCTGATTACCGCCAACAATACTTCCATTTGTAACACTGTTACCAGTTTGAGTAACTGTATGATTGTTTGAGTTCACGCTGGAATCACCAATTTGCTTTCTAGATGAAAACACGACACGAATCGACCAACCCGCTCCCAGTCCGACAAAGAAAGTGATTATATGTGTAATCCACTCCATTCTAGTATCCTTAGCATAAATTTTTGTACTCTTATAATAAATCGAATACTTTCTATCTACAACTAAGGAACATCAACTAGTTATGTAATGCAAATCACATACTCTCGATGTAACCACTGACAGACAAAACACAGATACTGCCGTTATAATTGCCAATGTTACTATTTAAACAATAATTCGTAGGATTCTATTGCTTTGCTTAGTGGTATATGACCACTGACAGTACGAATGATATACCCAATCCTAATTACAACGAATTAAACTAAGGCTCGCATATAACTCTATCATTTTCTATTTCTCAGCAACCTCAAAAACTGTATAAAAAAACAGTACCACATAACCACCAAAACAGGGAAGCAAAAAATTAAAGCCCTATTAACTGAATACTCTTGGTAACACTAATCGGTTTACGATCTAAAAAATACAAAAACTGAGAATTGATTCAGCACTTTGTTTTTTATATAAAAAGATACATTTTAGTACATTTAATACACTATTTGATTAAAAACCAAACTGCTTATCAACAAGCTGATATGTGAATTTTTTTTCGCCATATACCAATGTCGCTCCACGCGCCAGCGCCTCAAGTTCCCATCGCTGCGGCCTGATACCGTTCTGAGCAAGGTCAACGCGGATACGGGTGATTTGCATTCGTTCCGACCGGGTCAGTCTGGCTGATGGCGCTATTTCATGCGGTTTTAACGGGCTTCCGTTTCTTTGCTGACGATTTGGTGTTCTCAGTCCGTGTTTCAATGCACCTCTGAGCGCCCTCACGACATCCGGGTCATCCCATTCGATAACACCGTCATCAACCAGATTAAGCACTGCTGCGGCGTGCTCAGAAGGTGTGGGAGCCGGTAACGAAGTATCACCACCGGTGAGCTTTCCACAGTTATTGACAGGACTCCGAGGCGCGGCGATGCCGCTTTTTAAAGTCAAAGGCTGAACGACCGGAACTTTCGGCACAATGCGCCAGTCCGTCGTTCTGGTGATATGAATATGACGCGCGCCGAGATGCGGCGCGTAAATGCCGACCACTCTCTCGACCTCTTCCTCGTACTCGTTAACGTCATCCGACGGGCTACGGGCGACCCTGACAGTCTGACAATCGCGCGGGACATTTGCCCCACCCTGCGCGCTGATATACAGCGCGAAATCGCCACTGTCTGCGGCAGCGCGTGCAGCCTCGACGCGTTCGTCAAACTCATCAGCAATGCTGACGCCGCGAGGCAATTTGCGTAGTTCACGGTAAGCCCCCATTGTCGGCAGGCCAACCGTTTTAAATTGCGGAATGCGCCACGTTGACGCCCATGCGGTAACAGCCGCGGCAGTATCTTTCAGCGGCCTGCCGGTATCGTTATCGAGCTGACCATCCAGTGCATAGCCGTCGATGTTTTTTGAAATGTATTTCGCGATATATCCCGCAGCACCGCCCCGGTTAAGGTGTTTTGCCTGAAAACGGTTTCGCGCAGCTCCTCTTTCGTCTCCATCCTCTTTGAGCGCGTAGCGACGCATGATTTCGATAATCTGGTTACGCTGGCGTGGATTACAAAAAAGCATCATATGCCAGTGCGGCGTTCCGTCGTGGTGTGGCTCGACGACACGCAAACCGTAGACCTGTAAATCATTATCCTTGAATGCCGTGCGCATCAGGCTCCAGATGCGGCAGAGATAACGCTGCGCATCCTTGGGATTAAATGCCTCATCGTTCCAGCCGTGATTAAGCTGAACGGTTTTACTTTCGCCTTTTCTGACCTGACGTGTCGGGTGATACTTTGACGGCGCGGTCAGCGTGATAAACATCCCCACATCACCCTCTGCGGCGGCGTAACGCTCAATACCGGCAATGGTGTTCATCAGCTCCATCCGGCGAATTTCAGGATTAGAAATACTGCCCATCACCTTACTGATAAGGTCGATACGCTCGCCGGTTTCCCTGTTTTCAAGGTCACACGATTTAAGAAATTCCAGATTTGCCTGGCGGCGCGCACGCACATCACGAATGGCGTGTTTACTGGCATAAGGAGAACGGTCTTTATTGACCTCCCCGACAGCTATCAGTAACGCCTCATGCCAGCGCATACGCTGGCCTTTAAGCTGATGAGTCCACCACTCATCGTTAAACAGGCGGGCAATGGCAGAATATGCCTGCCTCGTGGTCATCTGTCCTTTACGGTATTTTTTCCAGTAGAGCGGGGAAATATTGAAAGCACGTGCAGCGCCAGCAACATGACCATAGAGGTGAGCCTGCGCCTCATCCGTAAACAGTCGATTCTTTTTCACCATGCGCATCAACCCATGCATCGCAGAGTTCCTCATACATCATGAAAAGCTGCGATGAGATACGGGCGGCAAACTTTTTCAGCTCCTTGTCATTCATTCCCGGCAGGCGCGCATAGTGGTCACGCTCTGCCAGAAACAGCAACGACGCGTCGGTGTTCATTTCATGGCGCTGATTCACACGCTCAATGCGCGGCCATAAACGACGCTGAAAAGTAGATGTGAGGAAATAAAACCCGTGCACCGGGCTTTTATTGCGCCGGATGTAGTCATAGCGTGAAGTAAACAGCGAGCGCAAAAAGTAAGGCAGGCGGTTAATCGTGGATAAAACACCTTGCACCTGACGCATCTCGTCACGTGTAAGAGGTCTTTCGCGCCCGACAGCCTCGCGTGGCGCGTTCCATGCATAAGCACCGGTAAACGCCTTACCGGTGCCTGCGGTAAATGCTGACGGAGGGACAAAACGCCCGGAGGCTTTAACGGCCATATGAGCCAAAAGCCTCTGAACAACGCTTGCTGAGTTGCTCAACCTGCGCGTTTAAATCAGCAAAAGATTTTGCGCTTCCGGTCAGAATATCGTGATGCATCAGGCCGGAAACGAGCTGGCCTAATTTCGGGTAATAACCAACCACCGCCAGCCATTCCTGACCGGCGTTTTTACCGCTTTCCGCTCTCTTTTTCTCGTGGAGAATAAACTGAAAGCTGTCACTGGTAACGACATAACGTTCGCCAATTTCAATACGAATACTCATGCCGTTCTCCGGTAATGTTTGTTTTTTGCTTCAAAGACTGACTGACAGGAAACACAACGCGTGGCTGACGGATAAGCCGCACGACGGGCAGCAGGTATTGGCGCGTCACACTCTTCGCAAACCAGCGCAGAAACACCGCAATGTTTTACCCTTGCCGCGTTAATCTGACGCTCCAGTAATTCAGCCTGTTGTTCCTGAATAAAATCTACGTTGTCCGGCATTACCAGCTCCTTTTGTCGTTCAGTTTCTTAAATTCATCAGCGCAATAGCTGGCGATTTCTGTCGTTAATTTCGTCAGTTCATCCACGGAGGAGATTTGCTTGTGGAATACAGCGCGTTTCACAAGTAAATTGACCACATCAGACAGGAGGTTTAATTCACTCTGATAAATCGCGATAACAGACTCAGTTATTTCGCGTTTTTCTTTATCAAGACCAAGTTGAATAAGAGACAAATCGCCATTTTTCATAACGGAGATTTTTAAGGCGTTATTCAGTAATACAACTGAACGAGAACAGGACATCAAAGCACCTCCCCGCGAGCCAATCCGATATTGTGAAATTTTTCCGACTCCTGACTGAGCAGCTCGACTATCTCCACGCGGGATAACTCCGCCTTTGTGATGTGGCGAATCATGGCATCAAGATGAGAAGAAAAGCGCGTCGCAGCGTCGGCCTGTGCTTCGGTTCTGGCCTGTTGCAGCAGTAATGCGTATTTACCGCACTGATTTTCAGAAACTGTATGCATAACTTTCTCCAGGCAAAAAGAAGCCCCGCACGATTAAGTGCGTTAAAAACTCTGGTTAATTACTTAATGCAGATATTGCTCTGGTTTTACCGACGTCAGAATTGTCGGTGCATACTCAAACAGGCTGAATAATTCACGTAATGCACGGAATAAAGCATCACGCCAGTAACATGACTCTTCATTAATTCGCCAGTATGGCTGGTTGAATTCTTTTTCAGTCAATCCGGCATGCATAAATAAAGTACGACGCTGACTGACTGTTAAAAAACTAATATATGCATACTCACTTGCGCCAACCTGACGGCGTTTTGAGAATGCCCCACGCAATTCATCAATTGCACATACCAGTCGTTCACGTTCGACATCATTCATTTCTTCAAAACGCATCGTTGCGTGACGCTGTTTTAACTGCGCATGGAAGCAAACCGTTAGCCGTTCGCGTTCCATCATCTGATTATAATAATCGCATGTCTCCTGCCAGCGAGGGACGGCAAGATGCTTACCAATTATCCGGCGCATAGCTGCTGGCTGTTTTTCGACGAGATTAAGCGTCATCACTGTCATTTCCAGACCCTCCGGCTTTTCAGAAAGGTCAGAGCCTTTTTTAACGGACTCTGTTTTTTGGTACGGATAATGATTCCCTTGCGCCCCTTCCCGTGGGTGATGGTGAAGTCAATCGCCCTGGGGCTTTCGTTACGCAATAACTGAGCAATACAACGAGGCTCGTTCATCCTTTCCACCTTAAGCCGCACGGCCATGTCTTGATTTGCTGTAACTAATGCGATTTTTCCAGTCATGCCATTCTGTCGGAGCTTCATCAACTAGCTGGGCTGCGTACTTGTCCCACTCACGACGATTAATCCATAACTCAGCATGACCGCCCGGCTTTAATGGGTCCGTCATATAAAAGGCTGGTAACTTGCCTGCTTTCGCCATTTCAGCAACAGCACGAGGCGTCTTACCGATGTAAAGAGCAAAACCCTCTTTCGAGAGCAAATCCGACGGTGCGGCTGCAAGTTTGATGTCACATTTTTTACTTTTTGTGAGATCAGATACTTTTTCTCCAACATCGTTATTCATTTCTGATCCAATACTCATTTTGATATCCTCAACTTTGGTGCCATTCAATCAGAGCTATTTGAAGCCGCTCTGCGTTGTTCTGGCGTGTCGCATACAACATAAATTACGAGATACGACAATTCATGTCAAATACACAAATCACATCTCAAGCAGAGAAACTCGCACTTATTCGGGAATCAGAAAGAATGACAAGGAAGCAAGTTGCTGAATTAACTGGAATTAACTACAACACCTATGCTGGATATGAGCAGGGAAAAGTAAAGATGTCTTTTGACGCAGGTATGAAATTTTTCAAGCCAGAAAGATTTCGCAAGTACCGTGACTGGTTCATGTTTGATGAAACTGATCCCGCTGGCGGACAAATAGCCCCGGCGCTCGCGCACATTGGGCAAGACTCAACAACCTTGCACCACTCAGACCAAAAGACTGGCTGACGATTTATTCAGCATATGTGTGCAGTAAATGTACGAAAGAAAATTGCATTAATTTTCAAGTAGTAGAAGTAAACAGCGTCATCGGAGGGCTTTATGTCTATTAAAAAGCTCGATGATGGTCGTTATGAAGTGGACGTCAGACCGCAGGGTGCAGATGGAAAACGTATCAGGCGGAAATTTAAAACTAAAGGTGAAGCTCAAGCATTCGAACGTCATGTCCTGGTTAACTACCACAACAAAGAGTGGTTGGAGAAGCCGGCCGACCGCCGAACTCTTACAGAGTTGTTAGGCAGATGGTGGATATATCACGGAAAATCACATGAGCGTGGAGATATTGAACGAGGGCGTTTGACGACAATAATCGCCAAATTTGCCGAGATGGGAGTGTCCAGGGCGGACCAGCTAACAAAGAAAACGATAACTGATTATCGCGTTGTAATGATGAACGATGGCCTAAAACCAGCCAGCGTAAATCGGCATCTGGCAATAATGAGCGGGATGTTCACCAAGTTAATTGACGCCGGTGAATATCACTCTCACAACCCGTTCCGTGAGGTTAAGCGGTTACGTGAAGCTGTTACGGAAATGGCTTTTTTGTCCAGTGAAGAGATTACGCGGCTGTTATCCATGCTTGATGGTGATGAGTTAAATGCAACTCTGGTCTGCCTTTCTACTGGTGGACGCTGGAGTGAAGTGTCTAATTTGAAAGCTGAACACATCATTAACCAGATGGTTACGTTTATGAAAACTAAAAACGGAAAGCGCAGGACAATTCCCGTTTCGCAGGACCTGATTAAACGGATCAAGACCAAAAATTCAGGCAGGCTTTTTAATGCCAGTTACTACAAAGTGCGCAACGCTCTCAGGGAAGTAAAACCCGATTTACCTGACGGACAAGCAGTACATGTTTTGAGGCATACATTTGCCACACATTTTATAATGAATGGAGGTAACATAATCACATTGCAGCGCATCCTGGGTCATTCTAACATTCAGCAAACTATGACCTACGCACACTTTGCACCGGATTTCTTACAAGATGCTGTGACTCTTAACCCGGTGTCAGGAATGTCCATAATGCGTCCATAA